CCATAGTGACTGTTAAATTACCACTATCTAAGATAAAGTTATTACCTTCAACAATTTGCGTTGGCTTATTAAATGCACCATGAACTAAAAGGTTTCCGCCTTCTCTGGCATCTCTTATACCAAAGTAAGCAACTTCGCCCCATTCAGCGTTAGCTGTTGGAAATTCAATTCTTGTAGCATTACCTATAACCGCCTTGTCTGACTGTTGAGTAGGTGCTGTGAAAGAAATTTGTTGTCTCACATATCCGCCGCCAACCACCTCTGCTCCTGTGTCAGCATCTGTTGGATTGGTTTTATATAATGCTAAATATAAGGTACTTGGCTGCGTTACTTGTTGATTTCTCAAAAAATAATTTAATATCATATCTTCAAGATAATTACTTGCTTTTGCCATCTTAAATCACTACCTTTCTTGTAATTCTTATATTTGTTATGTCGCTTGTCCCAGTATTTTTTATAATAAAAGTTCCACAAGTCTTTACATTGCCTAGATTAGGTACAGTAACACTTGTAATTCTTTTACCATCTTTTAAAATTCTATTTAAGTCTTTAGATACTGCAAAAGACTGACACTCAAATTCAATGTCCAGTGTTCCTCTTGGCTGTAACATCAATTGTTCAATGCCAACAGCACTATAAACGCTGGCTTCATAAGCTTTGTCTGGTTCATCATCAAAAATTAAGAGACCACTGCCAGATAACCATCCAGCAAGGTCTCTAATTTTAAGTCTAAGTTCTTCAAATTTTGATATATACATAACTCCTATAGTTCCAGTTATGTATCTTTTTTCATATTCTGTAGATTCCAGTTCCAATGTCCCAGATCTGCCAAGTATAGTAAACTCCTTCTTTCGCCTTTCAGGAATTACAGTTCTATCAACGGATTTAAAACCTATATTAAACTCACTGCTATGTTTGCCTTTAAAAGTAAATCCTATCATGTAGTCACCATTCCTCTACCTCTATTAGTTTTTTGTTGTAAGCTATTTAGTTCTCTTGCAATCTTTTTAATGTCAGCTTCTTCTCTAACTACAAAAGTGTTTCCAGTAATTAAAACTCCGCCATTTCCATTGCCTTTTTTCTCTATAACTTCTGCTACAATTGCTTTTAAATCATCTAAGGCTCCTACAAACTCTGGTCTCTTTTCTCCGACACCGATAATTGATGGACTAGAGAAAATACCACCCTTGTCATACCAGTCGACACCGAAGTGTGGCACTGATGGAGGTTTTAAACTAAATTGCCCAGTGATCTTAAAGTGTGGCAACTTGATCTTTGGAAAAGGAAGATGGACATTAAGTAAAGATTTCATTTTTTCAATTGCCTTGCTAACTGCATCTTTAGCTGCATTTATAGGTTTTTCTATAGCTTGCTTAACTGCGTTCCAAACTGTCGTTGTTGTAGACTTAATGCCATTCCAAACTTCAGTGACTTTCGTCTTGATTCCCTCAAAGACTGTAGATGCAGTAGACTTAAGTCCGTTCCAAATGCCTTCAACGCTGGATTTAATTCCATTCCAAACTTCAGTTGTCTTGGATTTCACAGCGTTCCACACAGTTTCTATTGCAGTTTTAACCGCATTAAAGGCTGTAGTTGCTGTCGATTTCAAACCATTCCAAATAGCTACAACAGCTGTCTTAATTCCATTCCATATAGTAGTTGTCGTAGTCTTAACTGCGTTCCAAACTGTATCTATGGCAGATTTGACTGCATTAAAGGCTGTACTTGCAACTGATTTAAAACTATTCCAGATGGTTTGTAGCGTCGTCTTAATGCCATTCCAAACAGTTGATGTAACAGACTTTATGCCTTCCCAAACTGTGGATATAGCTTGCTTTACTCCTTCAAAGGCAGTTGAGGCTACAGTTTTTAAACCTTCCCAGATTCCAGATAGAGTCGCCTTGATGCCTTCCCAGACAGCAGACCAAGCAGAGGATATTCCTTCCCAGATGCCTGATAAAAATTCTACGATGCCGCCCCATACTTCAGAGGCTTTTTCCTTGATGGTATCCCAGTTTTTGTAGAGAAGTACCCCTACAGCTATTAAAGCTGCAATGACTCCAATGACTATGCCTACTGGACTGGTGATAAATCCAATTGCCTTTGCAAAGATACCTGCACCTTTACCGCCCTTGCTAAAAAATTCTATGGCTTTACCAAGTCCGCCAGTTAATTTTCCGACAGCTACAAGCACTGGACCGATAGCCGCTGCTATAAGTCCTACTTTGACAATAAATTGTTGCGTCTCTGGACTTAGCTTGCCAAACCAGTCGGCAAATCTTTGAAAAGCACCAATAGCACCTTCAAGCATTGGTACTAGGACAGTTTGTAGTGCACTTCCAAGGTCCGACCCACTTAACTTAAGGTTATTCATGGCTTGTGTTACTAAATCGATAGGATCTAGCATACCTTCCCATGTACTGTCTACACTTCCTGCCGCGTCTTTCATGGCATTGGCAAATTCATCAGCATTTAAGGCACCACTTTCTAAGACTTCCAACATAAAAGCGCCGCCCTTAGTACCAAAGGCTTCAGCTGCTATAGCTAACTTCTCTTCATGCGTAGTTGCACTTGCCATTTTCTCTTGCATTTCTTGCAAGCCTTGTGTAACTGATTTTCCTTCCTTTGCCCAGTTAGTTTGTGCCCTTGTTAAGTAAGATAGAGCCTTATTGGAGTCGATACCTTTTTGCTCCATTCGCCCCATCATTTCTGTTGCCTGTGCAAAGTCCAGTCCAAGTTGTGTTATCTGTGGACTACCCTTTATCATGACATCAAATAGTTTGTCAGTAGATACACCAGTATTTTGAGCGGTCTTAGTCACAGAGTCCAAGACCATATCTAGATCTTTTGCTGATAGTCCATACTTCTCTATAGCTTGTTTAGCATTGATTGTTGATGCTGTTACATCTGCTCCGTTAATTTGAGCAAACTTAATCATTTTTTCAGAGGCTTTTTCTAGTTCTTCTCCAGTCAAGCCAAATTGCGTGTTAATTTCGCCGATTGCGTTGCCAACCTCGTCAAAACTTGCTGGCATATTGCCTGCTACATTCCTAAAGCTTTCTTCAAGGCTCTTGGCTGCTTCTCCCGTTGCCCCAGTTTTTGAAATTACTGTATCTAGTCCATTATCGACTTCTTTAAAGGCTGCTATTGATAAACCAGCGATAGCAGTTATCGGCGCTGTAACACCTTTAGTCATTCCTTCGCCGACCTTTACCATCTTGTCGCCTGTAGTTTGCAACTTTTCGCCGACAGCTTGCCACTTACTATTGGTCTTATCAAGTTCGCCTTGCAGAGACTTAAGCTGATTCTCAGTTTTTAAGATTTCTCTTGTAAGGGCATCATACTCGTCTTGTCCTATTTTACCTTCAGCAAGTGCTTGCTTTGCTTGTTCTTGTGCAGTCTTTAAAGTTTCAAGCTTCTTCTTTGTATTTTCGACAGATTCGGCAAGTACTCTTTGTTTTTGAGCGACTAACTCTGTATTACCAGGGTTAAATTTCAAAGACTTTTCAATGTCCTTAAGTTCCTTGTTTAGATCCCTAGAATTTTTATTGACATCTTTTAAAGCCTTATCTAGTTTGGTCGTATCTCCACCAATTTCAATTGTTATCCCTTTTATATTTCCTGCCATTTTCTCACCTGCCTTTAAAATCTATCAAAGTCTTTTTGCGATGCTACCTTCGTTTCTTTGTCTCTTTCTTCTGGATCCTTATTTAAGTCGTTATAAGTCTTGCAGTAGTCGACAATCTGCCCGATTGTCATGCTGTCAAAGTCCTTAAGAGTTAGTCCACGCGTGATAGCACCAGTCATAATTACTTCAATATCTACTTGCTTGTCACTTTTGCTACTTTCGCTATCTCCTTCAATTTTTTTTTAGAAAATAAAGACTCAAAAACCATAGGAAAAACTTCTATTGCTATATCAATAATTGGAAATTCGTCAAACTCTCCAAACCACTTCATGGGTTCAGGTATTGTATCATCTGCACACTTAGCAAGTGTCCAAAGTAAATTCATGATGTCGATTAATTCCAAGCTATACACATTTTCCAAAAGTCCAGATAATGTCGATGGTTTTAACTCTATGTTTCCATCTTCTTTTGTACTTTCTTTAAACAAATCGTCCATACCATCTAAAAGTTCTGAAATTAAAGGCATGATAACTGTAAGTATGTCAGTGTTAAAATTTGCCTTATAAACTAAAGGGAAAGAAGCACTAGCTTTAAACTGTACTTCTTTCCCGTCAATAATTATTGTCTTAATCATAATTAAGCTCCAGTAACTGGTACCACTACATAAGGCTTTGTGAAAAAGTCATCATAGCCTGTAGATCCTTCAGACAATTTTGCCTTAACTATTTTTGTGTCAGTTGCAGGGATTGCCTTTAAGCTGATTTTGTCAGTAGTTGGATCTGTCTTGTCTTCCTTAGTTTGTCCTTCCACTGATGGTCTTGAACTTGTCACATGGTAGAAGATGTGTCTTGTTTTATTTTTATCTCCGTCAAATTCAAAGGCTAGAGCGTAAGGCACTGCCTTTGCATCTGATTTTTCTACGATTGCACCATTCTTGTCCTTGATTGCTCCCAAGATTTTTACTTCAAAATCTTCAGGAATTAAAGCAATTTCAAGGTCTCCAGAGTAACCGTTGTTTGAAAATTCAGACCAGTAAATTACATCGTCTGCGTAAAATTCGTTACTGTCGCCTTCAGCGTCTAGTGATAAGTTAACTGCTCCAGGTACTTTTATAACTTCGTCAAAAACTACTCCCTCTTCCTTATCCTCTTTGATTGGGAAGACATGAACATTTTTAAGTCCAAATTTAACTTTATTCGCCATTTCTTTTCTCCTTTTCTTATATATAGTATGGGATTAAAAAGACCTTTTCTGTGTCTATGTAGACATCAGATCCTTTTTCCCATACGATTTCTGCATCATCTAACAATTTTTCAAGCCTTTCTTCCAAGGCTGTGTCTTTTTTATCGACGTATAACTCTATATTCCAATGGGCCTCTTTACTGTAGACTATGTTGTCTGCCTTAAAATTATTGGAGCCGGCTCCATAGTAGACTATAAAAGGCACTTCTCCTGGCTTAGGATTGACAAAATAGCCTACAGGTTTGCCAAGTGGCTCCAAGAGTTTTACAGGATTGATTTTATC